CAGCTGGGCGCTGACTTTGAAAAGGTTATGTCAACGGCTGGCGCGGGGCTGGAGGCCGTGGAAAAAGTTGTTCCCAATATCCGCCAGGCGCTTAACGAGACAGGCGCGGGGAACCGGATTGAAGTTATCCGGGCGATGGAGATGCTGGGCCAGCTTGTGCAGGCTGACCCGGGGAAGATGATAAATGCCGGAACACCGGCACCGGCTGCACAATCAAAAACGTGGTATGACCACAGTAATATGACCTAAAGAAAGGATGATGAAAAATGGCAGTAGTAGGCGAAATCGCATTAACTCTGAACGACTACCGTAAACGCCAGGGCGTGGACGGTAAGATCGACGAAATCATTGAAGTGCTGGCGGCCAGCAATCCTATCCTGGACGATATGACCTGGATGGAAGGTAACCTGACCACCGGCAACAAAACCACTTTACGTAACAGCATCCCCACTCCGGGCGTGCGTTACATCAACAAAGGTGTGGAATATACCAAGTCCAGCACGGAACAGATCGTGGACACCAGCTGCATCCTGCAGTCCCGTTCCAAAGTGGACGTAGAGTTGCTGGCGCTGGCCCCGGACAAAGAAGCCTTCCGCCGCAGCGAAGATGTGGCACACATTGAAGGCTTCGGCCAGAAGGTAGCTGACATGGTTATCTATGGCAATACCGAAGATGATCCGGATACCTTTAACGGCCTGGATATCCGTCACCGGAAACTTAATGTAAACGATCCCACCAAACCGGGCTACACCACCATTGATGCAGGAGGCACCGGCTCTGCGCTGACTTCCGCTTTCCTGGTAGAATGGGGATCCCGTACCTGCACCGGCATTTATCCGCGTGGCGCTTCCGCAGGCTTGGACCACAAAGACCTGGGCCAGCAGACTGTGCAGGACCGTGACGGCCTGGACTATGAAGCAATGGTATCCGTGTTTACCTGGAAGGTAGGCCTGGCGGTACGTGATTACCGTGCAGTAGGCGCAATCCGCAACATTGATCCTTCCGTGCTCAAGACCGGTACTGCTGCACAGAAGGCGGCAGCTATGGCGGCTATCGTTACCGCACAGGAACGTCTGCGCCATCCGGAAAAGGCGGTTATGTACGTTTCCAACGACATGTACACTGCATTGAAGCTGTTCCTGATGGATAAGAACAATAGCTATGTACAGACCGAACGCCTGGAAAACGGCATTGTGGCAGTTCGTTTCAATGGCATGAAGGTTGTCAAACTGGACGCCATCAAAGGCAATGAAACTGCAATTTCCTGATGAGAGGAGGATATAACTATGATCTGGGATTATGAAAATATGTTTTACCACAAAAAGGCGATTGCTTCCCTGGGTGCTGCTTCCGATGTAGTGGCCAATGGCGGAGGCGGCGCGGCATACGAAGCGCCCTTCCTGGCTATCAATGTAGCAGGCGGCGCGACCAGCGCAGCGCTGACCGTAAAGCTGCAGCATGCAGATACTGCTACCGGCACCTATACCGATGTAGCTACCTACACTGTACCGGCTGACGCAACCGGCGACGTGCTGGCGGCACGCCTGCCTGCAGGGCTGAAAAAATTCCTGCGGCTGGCCTGCACCGGTACCCAGTCCGGTGATGCAGTAGTCACTGCCGGCCTGGTGCTGGATGTAAACATGAAACAGGCAGAATGACCAAAGATTGAGAGGGGCGGGCGGAAAAGTCCGTCCCTTTTTTAAAAGCGAGGTAAGACCATGAACATTACCGACATTTGTAATATGGCATTGAACCATATTGGCAGGGAGCAGATTGCCAGTCTGCACGAAGAGACAGAGGCGGCGCGAACCTGCAAGATCCATTACGACATGCAGCGCAAGGTGCTGCTGCGGGCCTACACATGGGGCTTTGCCATGAAGACGGCGAAGCTGGCGCTGATAGACAAGACGGTCCCAGGGTGGAAGTATGTATATGCCTATCCCAATGACTGTGTGATGGCGCGAAAGATTTTTAACGAGCAAAATACATGGTGCGTACTGCAGAAAAACTTTGATGGCAATATGGACCAGGTGATCCTTAACGACAATACGAAGGCTATCGTGTGTAACCACGCGGACGCCTTTTTGCAATACACGTATGATGTAAAAGATGCGGAACTTTTTACGGAAGATTTCGCGCAGGCGCTTTCCTACTACCTGGCCGGCGCGATTGCAGTACCGCTGACCGGTTCCCAGGCGCTGGCCCAGCAGATGCAGCAGATGGGAAGCCAGCTGCTGGAAGAGGCAAAATTTACCCAGATGAAAGAGCGCAACAAGGTCCCGGAGTACCCGTCCAAGTATTTTCGAGCGAGGTGGTAACACATGGCAGACGGAAGAGTATACATGCTGCAGCCCAGCTTTGCGACGGGTGAGATATCGCCGGACGTGGCAAGCCGTGTTGACCTGGACAAGTATCAAAGCGCGCTGCTGCAGGCAAAGAACTTTTTCATCCGTCCTTACGGATCCGCATACCGTAGGCCGGGGACGATACACATAGCCGATCTGGCTGCCGGCAACATACGGCTGCAGGAATTTGCGGTGGATGCTGACCGGGCATATCTGCTGGAGTTTGGCAATCAGTATCTTAACGTATGGAAAAACAACGTAAAAAAGGCGACGCTGACAACGCCGTTTGCCGGGACGGAGCTGCGCAAGCTGCGTTTTGCGCAGTCTGCTGACGTGATGTTTATCGCTTCCGGCACATATCCTGTGCAGGTGCTGACAAGGCGAACCGATACAAGCTGGACGCTGACAGAGTTTGTACCGGAGCCTGGATATTTTGACGCAACGACAATGACGGACGGCGTGACCATCACACCATCCGGAAAGACGGGGACGGTAACGCTGACGGCCAGCGGAAGCATTTTTACTGCAGGACAGGTAGGAAACTGGATGCAGATAAACCAGTCTATGGCGTCGCAGACGGTAACACAATCCACATCCGGAACATCTGCGGCGATAGAGGCCGGGCCTAAAGGGTGGAAGATCATTACACATGGGACCTGGTCCGGAACTGTCAACGTAGAGTACAGCAAAGATGGCAGCGCATGGAAAATACTGCGTACATACACGTCCAAAAAAGATAACAACGTATCGGAAAGCGGGACGTTTGACGTGAAGACATATATCCGTCTTAATGCCAGCGTAACCGTGGAAGGGGATAATACGTTTACCGCAGACCTGACACGGCTGCCTTATACAAATAAAGGGACCGCGCGGATCACTGCAGTAACGGACGGGACACATGCGACGGCAAGAGTAAAAGACAGCTTTGCAGACACAGACGCCAGTGATGACTGGAGCTTTGGCAGCTGGTCTGCTGATTACGGATATCCAAGCTGTGTGACATTTTTCCAGGACAGGTTATGCCTGGCGGCCAACAACCGCTATCCCTACATGGTATGGATGAGCCGTTCAGCAGATTATTATAACTTTGGCACGGAAGAGGTGGAAGGCACGCTGACAGATGATTCTGCAGTGGCTATCAGCTTCATCTCTCGGCGTGATTACCGCATCAAACACCTGGTAGCACAATCTGACCTGATCGTTTTAACCGAAGGCAACGAATGGATCATATCCGGCAGCAGCACGGTCAAACCGACAGAAGTAAACCCACAGGTACAGACAAGCCGTGGCACAACAGATGTGATCCCGCAGATGGTTGGCGGTCAGATGATATATGTACAGCGGCGTGGGAAGACGGTTAGGGACCTGCAGTACAACTATGCCAGCGACAGCTATGACGGAATGGACCTTACGATATTGGCCAAGCATATCACCAAAGGCACCAGCATTATTGACGCGGCGTATAAGCAGGAACCGGATTATATGATGTTCTTTGTGCTGGCGGACGGAAGCTGTGGCTGTCTGACGTATATCAACGAACAGAAGGTATACGCATGGAGCCGGTTTATGACTGCCGGCAAGGTAAAAGCGGTCGAGTCAATAACGACGGCGGATGACGAAGATATCTATTTTGTCATAGAACGGGACGGGCAGAATTACCTGGAGCGCCTGTCCGAGATGGCAGACAGCGACGATCCGGACGACTACATCATGCTGGACTGTGCCAAGCAGGGAACGAACAGCACGGCTACCAACATCATCACAGCTGACTGGCTGGCTGGCAAGACCGTGGACGTGCTGGCGGACGGGCGACATATCGAGACGCTGACGGCGGATTCCGTCGGCAACGTGATACTGGAAGTACCATGTACCCGGTATGTGGTAGGGCTTCCGTATAAAAGCGTGATGGAGCTGCCGAACATTGAGATACAGCTAAACGACGGCACCATGCAGGGGCGAAAGAAAAAAGTATCTGCCGTGATACTCCGGCTTTCCCAGAGCCTTGCCGGGCGTGTGGGCATTACGGAAGCAAAGACGGACGTGATCAAATACGACGAGTTGATGGACCAGACTGTGACTCTGTACTCCGGTGAAAAAAACGTCACTGTGCCCAACGTGGCGATCGGAGGCTTTAACGACTACGGGCGAGCCGTGATCACATCCGACGCGCCGTATCCGTTTTCTGTGGCGTCGGTAGTAAGGGCGGTGATCAACGGTGGTTAAAATAAAGCGGATAAACCGGCCGACGCGCAAACTGGTGGTAGAGCTGCTAATGGCGATTCGTAAAACAGATTTCAAAGAGCTGTGCATGGGGCCGACAGAGCCGTATACGTCGGTATGGCAATCAATCATGAACAGCAAATACTGTTACGTTGTGCGAGACAAAGAAAACCGTCTGCTGGCTATCTTCGGACTGGCTGCCGGACAGGTTGACGTAAACGGAACGCCGGCCACGCCGATATGGTTTTTAGGTACAGAATTTGCGTACCGTCACAACAAGGCGCTAGTGTACTACGGGAAACAATTCAGCGCCCGCTTTATCGACGAGGTTGGCCCGCTGTGCAATTTTATCTGGGCGGGTAATGAGCCGGCTATCCGGTACATCCAGCATTTGGGAGGGCAGCTGCTTCCCTTGCAGCCGTTGGGGAAAAATGGAGAAATGTTTATCCCGTTTATTTTGGAAGAGGTGAGATAAATGTGCAGTTTGACTTTGGCATTGACAGGTCTGACGACCGGTCTGCAGATGGCCGGCCAGTATCAGCAGAGCCGCGCGCAGGCGGCGGCTTATAACGCGCAGGCAGAAGTAGCAGAACAGAACGCAAAGATACAAAACCGCAAAGGCGAGCAGATTGCGGAACAGTATGCGCAGCAGCAGCGTCATTTGGACGCAAAGCGCCGCCTGGCTATTGGGCAACAGGTAGCGGCGGCAGGATCTTCCGGTATCGCTGCCGGCATTGGCAGCAGCCTGGATATTATCGGCGCTACGAATAACGCATGGGAAGAGGACAGTGTTAATCTGCTTTCCAACCAGCGCAATGCGACGCATGACAACTATGTGAGCGAAGTCAATTACCGTAACCAGGCAAGCAGCGCCAGGGCGCAGGCGGATGCTGCGAAGTCTGCCGGAAATATGGCCATGTTTGGTACGCTGCTGGGTGGGGCGGCGTCCATGTACGGGATGCAAAGCGCTGGCGGTGGCAGTGCAGCTCCGACGGCCACAGAAACGGCTGCCGCTGCACAAACGCCGACGGCGGCAGGATATAGAGCTGTTGCCAGTGACACAGCGTTCTCCGGCATTGGCGGATACGCTGCCAAGACTACCGGCACATATACGGGAATGTCAGGCGTGACGTTTGGACCAAAAGTAAAAACAAAAGGTTTCAACTTATTCGGAGGTAGTTTCTGATGAAGTTAGTAACTTATACGCCGAGCGTGGCAAAAACTACGGCAGGCAATGTGAAGATAGACAACGGCGCGGCTGGGGCCTTACTTGCTATTGGCGCCATGCAGGGGCAGGGGCTGGCAGGCGTGGCCCGCGGCGTCGGACAGGTCGGCGCTTTTATCCAGCACCAGCAGGAAGAAATGGACGCGGTGAACGCGCAGGCCGCCAGCAACGAATATACAAAGCGGGTAAATGAGCTGTTGTACAATCCGGATAGCGGATTAATGAATACAAAATTCGACGGGGCCAGTGGTATAACGCAGGACTTTACGGAGCAGGAAAAAAAGATCCGGCAGGAAGTATACGGGCAGTATCACTTCCACACACAGAAGGGCCAGGCGGCTTTTAATAAGCTGGCCAATAATTCCGCTGCCCAGCGCTACACCATGCTGCAGCGGCACCAGTACCAGCAGGCGGAAGCATACAAAGACGTGACATACAACAACGGCCTGCAGCTGAACATGCAGACAGCGGCGGACAACTACGCTGCGCCGGACATTGTGGATGATAATATCCGGGAAGCGATCATATCTACCAGGGCGCGGCTGTTTGGGCAAGGGGAAGAAGTAATAAAGCAGGCAGAACGTAAAGCTGTCAGCGCTATTGCACAGCAGGTGATCAACCGGAGCTATGCCAACGGGGACACCAGCGGAGCGGAATCCTATATTGAAAAGTACGGCAGCTATATGGATCCGCAGACTTTGACCGGCTACGCAAAAAACGTATACCAGAGCCGCATGGAAACGATGCAGGAGGTATCAGCAAAGACGTTGTTCTCACAGTTTGGCGATAACCTGCAGGCTGCGTATGATCATATTTTTTCTGACGGCTTTTCCGGAAACGGTAACAGTAGCAGTTCTGTTGCATGGTTTAAGGGTATGTCAGACCGGGGCGAAGGATGGGGAGTAAACACCTGCACCAAGGGCGTCAATGCGGCGCTGGAGGCTGGCGGATTTAAACCTATCCCGTGCTGGGCGCCGACCGCCTGGGAGCAGGAACATGCGGCAGGCCGGACGTTTACCAACCGGAACCAGCTGCGAAACGGCGATATCGTTTACTGGGACAGCGCCGGGGACGGGGATGCATCCCATGTAGGCATCTATGATGCCAAGACTGGCATGGTTTACCAGAGCGGGACCAGCGGCTTTAAGCCGATATCACTGGACGCGTATAAGCTGATTGGCTTCTCCCATCCGCAAGGCCGTGCGGCTACGCCGGCGGAAAAGAAAAAACTGTGGAATGCCTATCAGCAGGAAGTCAATTTAAACAAACGATTCGAGCAGCAGCGGGAACAGGATATCACAGATCAGCTGGACAGCGAGTTTTTCCAGATGTATAAAAGCGGTATTACGGATCCGGAGACGTTTCGTCAGGCCGTAGTGGAGCGAGCGGGCAACGATCCGAAACTGTTCCGGAAGCTGACCAGCCTGGCAGGAAGTTATGCCCGTGTGGCAAAAGGTGCGGCAGGAAGTGTCCGCGGAAACAGCAAGAGCGATCCATTGCTGGAATACAAGCTGACCGAGATGCTTAATAATGGTGTGGAAGAAACGGCCATTCTGGAGTTTATGGATAATCCGGAAAATGGTTTTACAGATAAGGAAAAAGCAAAGGCACTGGAAGTACTGGAGAAACATGCAAAAAATCAGGGCCAGTTTAAATTTGACCTTGCGTCCATGAAGGACGCCATCATGGCAGACTACAAAGCCAAAGATAAAAGCTACGCATGGGGTAACGTCCAGCAAAAACTTATCTATGAGATCAATAACTATCGCGCCCAGCATGGCGGGCAGGATCCTGACAGGGCAACAGTAGCCCAGTGGGGACGGGAAGCATTGGTGGACAGTATCAGCTATCAGGTGCCGGGGCGTGTGTGGGGAACCAATACGGCAACTACCAACGAAGCCGAGGCGGCCGCCCATGGAATCATGAGTGTGACCAATAATCCAAACGGCGGCAAAAACATAGTGGTGCGCAACGGTTTGTCCACCAAATCTATCAACGTAACAGACGCACAGTTTGCGCGGATCATAGAGCAAAACATGTCAGTGGAAGAAGCAATTAACGCGGGGTGAGAACATGAATAATGACCAATTAAGGGCAATGTATAACAGCTACGGCACACTGAACCGGCCGCAGAGTTATGGTGATGACTTATATAACGACAGGGAAAACACTATGCCCAGCGCCGGGCAGGAGCTGACGCAGACCGGGATGGACGAAGCAGGAAATCCTGTCATGGCTCCGGTGGACGCACCGGAAGCGCCCCGGCAGGAGCAGGCCCCGCTGAACAATCTGATCGACTTTGCACGAAGCCGGATGGAACAGTCCCAGGATAACGGAATTGATATCACAGCAGGTGCTGGCGTATTGGCCCCGGTAGTGGAAGGAATGCGGGATTTGTGGAATGCCACACCGGAAGAGCGGGCACAGATGCTGAATGTTCCGCAGCGGATGGAAAACGCGGTCCGGGGTGTGATTCATGGCATGAGCAATGCAACGGAGCTGGAACATACACAGCTGTATGAAAACTATTTCTATAATCCGCAGCGAAAGAATGATGAGATTAACCGCATTTCCAAACTGCTGCAGATAGACGGCAATGCGTTTGCTAATGATCGGGAACTTTACCAAAAGGCCGCGCTGGCTGCGGACCGCGTGGAACGCATGGGCAAGTTTAAAAAATACCAGGATGCCCAGGGTAATATTGACATGGCAAAAATTTATGCTGATATCCCTGGTCTGGCTGATATCCAGAAACAACAGGGAACAGCAGCTGCGGCTTTGGCGCTGGGGAACATTGACGGGGTACGGTCTATCAATGACGTATATAACAATGCCTTTACCCGGTTTGTAGGAAGCGTATACGCAGGCGCACGGCGCGGCTGGATATCTGACCGGCGCAGCTCTATCTGGAATGCTGCCAGGAAAGAAAATCGGCTGCCGAACGCCGAAGAACAGAAGGAGCTGGACGCATACGACGCGGAACTGCGGGAGCTTCCAAAGTACAACTATAATACCGTGGGAAATGTTGCAGGCGCTATGGTGGGCGGTGCTTTTGAGAACCTGGCTATGATTGTCAAGTCACAGGCTGCAGGTGCGGCGGCAGGGTTAGTAGCCGGCCGTGTCGGCGGTGTGAAGGCTGCCAATTTTGCCAGGAATGCAATGTCTACTTACGTGATGTCCCAGATGATTGCCGGGAACCAGTACGAAGAATTGGTGAACCGTACGGACGCCAACGGGCGGCCCGTGTATACACCGGAGCAGGCAAGCTGGCTGGCGCTGGCCCAGGGCGCAGGCGAAGCCGTGCTGGAACAGTACAGTTTAAATCAGATGGGCAAGGCTATCTTTGGACGGAGCGCTGCACCGGCATTGCGGGATATCATTAAGAACAGCCCCACGCTGGAAGCGGCAAAAGCTGGCGTCCGGGAGTATGCCAGCACTAAAATCCGGGAAGCTACAAAGGCCGGGCTGATTTCCCTGGGCGCAGAAGCTGCCGAAGAATTTAACCAGGCTGCCAGTGACATGCTCATGGAGAACGTGGCCCAGGTGATGATTAACGGGCAGGATGCGGAGCTGTCATCTATTAACGATATCCTGACCAATTCTACCGGACAGATGCTGGAAGCGCTGCCGGCCATTGGCGGCTTTGGCTTAATTGGCTTTGGCGCAAATCCGGTAGCCAATACCCGGGCGGTGTTAGGTTTCCGGTCCCACGTCCGGGACGTGGTCAATAATAAAATCCTGATCGGCCGCATGGCCAATGCCCATTACAGCGAAGTGCTGAACGGCGTATGGGATAACAAAAAGAATATTAAAGAGTTGCAGGACAAGGCGCCGGAGGTGGCGCAGACTATCCTGGATGCCCAGAATAAAATCGCCGGTATTGAATCCGGCTTTATTGACGTGCGCGCTTTACGCCAGCAGGAAGGCGGCGAAGCGCTGATACAGGATATTGCAGAGCGTAACAACATTTCTGCAGATGAGCTGGCTGCCTGCCTGGACGGGTCCGGTATGCTGCAGGTAAAGACGTCCACACTAATGCAGATGGATCTGCAGGATGCCCAGCGGAAAGCTATCATGGACAACGTGACGACTTCCCTGGATGCGTTTACCGAAGCGCAGACCAAAGAGGCGGTAAAGCTGGCACAGGACCAGATGAAGAGCCTGCAGAATTTTAACGATAAAACATATAAGGCCGCTGTGAATAATATCATCTCTGCCCGGTTCCCGGATGCGGAGCAGGCAAAGCTGGCCCGGGAGATCATTGAAACGAATTACGATAATCCGCAGGAAGAGTTTAAGCGCCGGCTGGATGCAGTCAATGCGGAGATAAACGAAGAAATTGAGCCTGTGCTGCGGGAGCTGCGAAGCGGCATGAAGCAGGGCGTTACCATTGTGCGGGACGAAGAAGGTTATTCCACCGGCCAGAGAATCAGTAATAATGACGCATGGTACAGCAATTATTATGCGGATTATGGCCGGGCACCCAGCAACAGAGATCTGGAGTACCTGGCTATAGATATTGCCAGCGGCAGACAGAATCCCCGGTACGGCCTGCCATCATATCAGAATAATACCGACGAAAGCCGGGAGTATTATGCCGGCGTAGCTGAAAAACTGGACAATCTTTTGGAACAGCGGGACGCGCTGGAAGCAATACAGGATCGGATGCGTGACTTGAATCCGGGCGAAATGGTGGCCACAGCTTCCCTGTCTGCGGAAGGGCTGAAAGTCTATGACGCTATGCGCCGGATGATGGGCGAAAGCGATAACGCCGACGTCCAGAAGGCCGGCCGTTTTAATGCGCTGTTCCTGGCGCGCTATGCGGACAACATGGCCAAAGTGTTTTCTAAAATCCGGAATGTTCCGTATACTGCAGAAGATTTTGTGCGTGACCGGTTCCGTATGGATGTCAATGCGGTATATGGTGAAGATAACCGGCAGGAAGCGGCGCAGCTGTTCCAGGTGCCGGCGGCAGAGTTTAACCGGCAAAAGGCCGAAGTGCGGGCACAGTATGAAAACACAGACGGCTGGATGAAGGCGCCCAACGGCAGCGACACAAACCTGACTGAAGATCAGTGGATCACTGTGCGGACGCCGGCGTTTAAAAATTGGTTTGGAGACTGGGAGAATAATCCAGCCGAAGCGTCAAAGGTAGTGGATGAGAATGGTGAGCCGTTGGTGGTTTATCATGGAACACCAGCGAAGTTTGACACGTTTGACATATCGAAAGTATCTGACAATACAGGCAATTATGGTCATTTAGGCATGGGCTTTTATTTTTCCGATAATAAGCGTGAAGCTGATACATACGGAAATATAATCATGCCAGCTTTTTTGAATATCCGCAATCCGTTTTATGGCTCAAAAGCGGAATTAGAAAAATATGCTGATGTGCTGGATTTGGGAACAAAAGACCAAGTGCTTGACCAAGAAAAGCTGTATGCGTTATTTAGTCAGTATCCCATTGTAAAAGACTGGATAGACAATATCGAAAAATACGGTTATGGAGATGAGCGCGTTTGGAATGAATTTACTGAAAAATATTCAATGGATGATATAAACAATGCGCCCATTGACATTGACAATGCTTACCGTCTTTGGAAGCTGGCTAAAGATAATGAAGTCTTTTATGATGATGATATTGAATTATTAAAAGAGGAATTAGGGCAGGCCGCTGACGTATTAAAAGAAGAATACACATATATTTCGCCGCTGCCTTATCTTTTAAACACCGGCATGTACCGTGGGCAGGTTGAAGAATTTAGTAACCGGTTAAAAGCGGATGGGTACGATGGCGTAATTTACGGAAGTGAAATTGTTGCCTTTGAACCTAACCAGATCAAAGACGCAACCGGCCGGAACGTCGGCTTCGATCCGCAGAGTGGGAATATCTATTTGCAGGCTGCTTACCACGGAACCGGCGCGCGGTTTGACAGATTTGATACCGGACACATAGGTGAAGGCGAAGGCGCGCAGGCCCATGGTTGGGGATTGTATTTTGCGAAAGACCGTGAAATTGCCGAAGGCTACCGAAACCAGATGGTATATGATGAAATACAGTATCGTCTGTCAAAACTGGATCCGCGTTCTAAAGAATATTCCATAATGCAACAGGTGCTTGAATTTGCCAGTGAAACATTGTTGGGAACAGATCCGGATACTGTTATTGCAGACGCCGAAGAGGACGGGGGCTACGATTCTGAAGCAATTAAACGATTTAAGGAAAACAAAATTGGACAAGTTGTTGAGGCTGATGTTCCGGAAAACGATGTAATGCTGGACGAACAGAAAACATTAGCTGAACGCGAAAAAGCAGGAGAAAATATAAGCAAATTGCGGGAAGCGCTGGAAGAAATGGTTAGCGATGATGAAGATGGGCAGTTGTGGGATTATAGTTTAGAAGATAATGTTGAAGACGAAAACGGAAATCCGGAAACACATCTTTATATATCAAACATTGCCGACGAAAACTTAACAGGAGAAGAGATATATAACACTATAGTCCAAGCACTAAAAGAATCTTACGGTTTAGAATCGTCCGAAGCGGCCAAACAAGCGTCATTGCTGTTAAACAAATATGGAATTAAAGGTATCGCTTACGATGGCGAAGTGGATGGTCGCTGCTTTGTTGTGTTTGATGACAAGGCGATTGACATTCTAAACAAATTTTACCAGCGCCAGCAGCGGCAGGCCAAAGGATCCCTGTCACTGAACCAGCAGGGGCAACGTATCATTTCACTGTTTGAAGGCGCTGACCAGTCCACGTTTGTGCATGAAATGAGCCACATGTTTTTGCTGGACCTGCAGGAAGTGGCCGGCATTGATCCGAACAGCCAGCAGGCCAAAGACTTGAAAACTATTATGGACTGGGCGGAATACAAACCGGGGCAGGCCGACGAATACAAAGGCACGGCCAGCGCGGAAGAGTTCCGGCGCAGGGAAGCGGATATTCAGGCAGCGGAAAAGGCCGGCAATGCATTAGAGGCGCAGCGGCTGAAAGATATCTGGGCGCAGGAGCGCTTTGCCCGTGGCTTTGAGGAATACCTAAAGAGCGGCGAGGCGCCGGCAGCAGGACTGAAGCGCGCCTTTCGGCAGTTTAAGAAATGGCTGGTCCAGATTTACAATGATGTGCTGGGCGCCGGAGTACGGGCTACGCCGGAAGTGGAAGCGATCATGGCGCGGATGGTCGCCAGCGAGGAAGAGATTGACGCTATGGAGGCGGCAAACAATATCGCCCGGCTGCAAAAGGTGGATCCGGATATCCTGTCAGAAGATGCCCAGGCACTCCGTGACCGGTGGCAGGAAGAAGCCAAGGAACGCGCCAAAGAAAAGATGCTGAAAGAGTTGATAAAGCTGTACGAACAGCAAAATCTGAAAGATCTGGACAAGCGGCTGGATGACATCCGGACGTCGGCCAGGGAAGAGATGCAAAACGTACCCTGCTTTGTTTGCGAGCAGCTATTAGCAGACGGAACCGATATGGCGTCCGCGCTGGAGATCTGCGGGTATGGCAGTGAGCAGGAATACCGGGACGCGCTGCAGGAAGCTGGCGGCGGTATAGAGCAGGCGCTGGACAAGATGGTGGCACAGGCCCGGGAAAACATGCTGAAAGAAATGCCGTCCAAGGATGCGCTGTACACCATGGCGGAAGAAGCGTTGCTGTCCGGAGACTACAACACCAGGCTGGCAACACTGGAAGCAGAAATGCTGAAGACCCGGGAGGCGTCTTACCGGAATGCTCCGGCAAGGCTGCGCAGGGCGCTGACCGAAGTGGACGAAGCTATCAAAAACTTTGAGACGCAGGAAGTCAGGAAGGCCGTCCAGAAGCTGAAGTATGCAGAACGCTGGGGAACCAAAGAGCTGAATACTATCCAGGAGCTGGAAAAACATCTGGCAGATCTGGACAAGGCTGACGCAAAAAAAGAAGAAAAGCAAAAAGTCAAAGAACAGTTTGAAGCCAAGTATAAAGAATTAAAACAGCGGACGGTGCAGAATGAGCAATGGCTGCGGGACGTCCGGGATGCGACGGACGGGAAGATAAAAGCAATGCGCCTCATGGCACGGTCACTGATGGCGAATCAGCAGTTGTCAGCGGCAACAAATCCGCGGCATTGGCACCGGCAGGCGCTGGCCGAAGGGAAGAAGGCATGGCAGGAAATATCCCGGGCGCAGCGCAAGGGCGAACAATTAAACGCGCGGCAGGCCGTGTTAGCAAAAGAGACGCAGGCATTCCATGATGCAATGACGGCTGAAGCTATTAAGAACAGGCAGAAGGTGGAGCGGCTGCTGAACAGCACGCGGGGAATCAAGGCCAGGGCAAAACGCATGGCGGATCCGAAGTTTAAAGCGGACGCAAACTTGCGGTATTTCCATAACCATTTGCTGTACGTGTACGGCCTCCGGAACAGTGATGCTATAGCACCGGCCCAGGAAAAAACATTTACAGATGTGCTGGCGGAATTACGGGCAAGTCACCAGTTTGAGGAGGATGTCCCCGCCTGGCTGATCGCCGCAGCGGAAGCGACTACGCAGGAGAAAACCTACCAGCAGCTTACGCTGGGAGAATTTGAGGAGCTGGACAAGCTGACGCGGGTACTGTATACACTGGCAAAGAACCAGAACCAGCTGCTGACGCTGGACGTGGATATGGATACTGTCGTGGCTGACTGCGGTGCTGACTGGATGAACCATGTAGATTATGAAGTGGGGAACCAGCGGATCAATGATGTGAAGGGCGCTATTGGCGATTACATGAACGGCCTCTTAAAACCGGAAGTGCTGCTGTCCATCATGGGCGGTAAGGACGGCGGCTTTATTAAATATATTTACATGCCACTTTTCAAAGCTGCCGAAGCAGAAGAGATTGCCAGGGAAAAGGAAGCGGCTGCGCAGAAGGCGCTGTATAAGTCTTTCTATACCCAGCAGGAGCTGCGGGCCATGGTGAACGATCCTGTTATGGTAGACGGTCCGGACGGTGCAAAAGTGAAGCTGCAGATTGGTGACGACACGGACATTACCAAAGAAAACCTAATCTGCATGGCCTTGAACTGGGGTAACGAAGCAAACCGGGCGCGCCTGGTGGTAGGACAGTTTGACTGCGAGAATGAGACAGAGCTGGCGCAGAAGCAGGCAGAGCTGCTGGATGTGCTGGCCCATACGCTGAGCGAGAAGGATTGGCAGTTTGTGCAGGCTATGTGGGACCATATCAACACGTTTGCCAATCCGGTTTCCGAGGCACTGGAACAGAGCGTGGGCGTTCCGCTGGACCGGGTGAAAGCAGACGCCTTTACAGTAGAGCTGCCGGACGGCCAGCAGATAAACATGGCTGGCGGGTATTATCCCATCGTCAAAGACAGCGGGAAGTCCAGCAGGCAGAGCGAGTTTGACCAGCTGGAAGAAGCAAAGGCTGTCGGCGGTGTGTCTGTTTTCGGCACCGGAATGAGCGCTACAAAGGCACGTACAGATAATCTGTTCTTGAACCAGGGGCCGCTGAAGCTGACGCTGGATGTGGCGCACAAACATATTCAGGCACAGATTCATTTGATCCACACGAAGATGGCGGTCCGGGACGCATACAAGGTGCTGAACAATAAGGCTATAAGGGAAATGATTAAACGCACTTGTGGCGAAGGCACAGTCAAGACCATGAACGAATGGGTGCTGAATTGCTGGGCGCCTCCGGTGCGTCCGCACAGCTGGTATGAAAGCATGGCTGCACGGCTGCGCAGTAAGACGGTTGGTGCTATTATGGGATATCGCGTAAGCACAGCGTTGTTGAACCTTGCGAACGTGGTGTACATGGCCCAGGAGATCGGAACCAAAAACGCGCTGTCTGCAATGGCTGACTTTTACCGGCATCCCATGGAAAATCGGCAGGCAATTCTGGACGTGTCTGTTTTCATGCGGAACCGCGCGACGAACATGGACCGGGATCTGGGCGCACAGGAGGAACAGTTTTTAAAGCGGCACAACATGGTCGGCAACGCTATTGACAAGGCCACCGGCGGCAAGAGCGAAGAGATGCGCTACTTGATGGACAAGTACGCTAACTGGCTGATTGAGCAGACGGATATGTTAGTGTCCATGCCGCTATATCAATGGCAGTACAAAGAAACGTACAGCCAGCAGATTTTGGACGGCGTGCCGGAAGAGGAAGCCAGGGAAGCGGCAAACTTTGAGGCGACGCGCCGAGTGACAAAAGTGTTTGGCAGCAGTCGTGCGCTGGACAGCAGTTCCGTGCAGCGGAGCAAAAACGAGATTGTCAAGCTGATCACTCCGTTCTTTACATTCGCCAATACCATGATGAATGCAGTATGGATCCATTACTACGAAGGTAAGTATACTGCAGACAAAAAGACTTTCAGCCGTCGGTATGCGGCCTTTGCACGGGCGATACTGTTCAACTTTGTGCTGGGGGCGTTGGTAGAGACCATGCTGCGCCAGGTGCCGGATATACTGGCCGGTTCCGGTGGGGATGATGACGATGATAAGTTTATGAAGAACGTCGGCAAAAATGTAATTGCCAATGCGGTGGCAGGATTCCCCGGTGTGAATGAGCTAATCAATACCACGTATGAATTATTCACGGAGAAGAAAACCTACGGATCCGGCCGTGGTGTAGGTGTGCTTTCCGGATCCGTAGAGCGGGCACAAAAAGTAATCCAGGACATGGCTAAACTTACCCAGGGCAGCGACAAGATTGACGCCATTGATTTCTTCCGGGATGTGGCCAGGGCTGCCAACGTCAAGACCGGCATGAGCGATACCATCACGGATGCAGTGTTCAATACAGTGCGCTTTGCGGCTGACGGTTACAGTCTGGAAAACATGGATGATTTACGGGAGTACATTGCCAAAACGATCTTTAACCGGAAGCTAAAGAAAAAATAAAAAACTATAAGAGTAATTACAGGTCCAAACATGTTATAGTAATACAAACGAAAGAGGCACTTGCCGGACAACCGGCAGGTGCCTTTTGTATTGCGGGGGCGTGCTATGTATCAGTACTATAATCCGAATCCGGCAGGCAACATGGTCCGGGACTGTGTTGTGCGGGCTATCAGTAAAGCGGAGCAGCAGAGCTGGGACGCTACATACTGGGGAATCTGCATTGCTGGTTATATGACTAAAGACATGCCGGATGCTAACCGGACGTGGGGCAAATACCTGGAAAACTGCGGATACAAGCGCGGCACGCTGCCGAATACCTGCCCGGACTGCTACACGGTCCGGCAGTTCGCAAAAGACCATCCGCGGGGCCGGTATGTGGTTTGTACCGGGAACCATGCGGTCGCTGTTATCGACGGCGTATACTATGACGCCTGGGACAGCGGGGATGAGGTGCCGGTTTATTACTGGCGTAAGGAGGTTTTATAAATTATGGCGTACAACAGTTATTTTCCTATGGGGTATCCGTATTACAGCGCGCAGCCTGCGATGCCGCAGCCGCAGTTTCCGCCGCAGCCGCAGTACAGGCAACAGCCACAGCAGCCGGCGGCCAACGGCATTATCTGGGTGCAGGGCATGGCAGGGGCAAAAAGCTATCTACTGGCCCCGGGACAGACGGCTTTGCTGATGGACAGCGAAAATCCTGTCTTTTATATCAAGTCTGCAGATCAGAGCGGCATGCCGTCAATGGAAGTCTATGACTACAAAAAACGCACGACGGAGCAGGCAGCTCCCGCGCCTGCACAGGCAAACGTAGATATGAGTAAGTATGTAACGTGGGAAGAGCTGGAAAAGCGCGCTCCCGGTTTGGTGAAAGGCGGTGCAGGCAATGAGCAATCCGCTGTTTAAACTTTTGGGAGGCCAGCAGGTTCCACAGATGCCTGGACCGTTAAGTAATTTTGCCAATTTGGCACAGCGGTTCCAGCAGTTCCGGACTAATTACAAAGGCGATCCGCGGCAGGAAGTACAGCGCCTGCTGGACAGCGGGCAGATGACGCAGCAGCAGTACAACCAGCTGCGCGGCATGGCCCAGCAGCTGATGAGCATTTTACGACTTTGATACCGTCCTGCAAGTGCAGGCGAGTATAAATTTAAAAAAGGAGTGATTAAAACATGGGTGAAAACAATGGTGCATTAGCAGATGTAGCGGCAGCGGCAGGCTATGGCGCAGGCCGTGGAGGCGGTTTTGGCTATGGTGGGGACGGAGCATGGTTTTTAATTATTCTGTTCCTTTTTGCCATTATGGGCGGCAACGGCTGGGGTGGAAATCGCGGCTTTGGCGGCGGCTCTGGCGATCTGTATCCTTGGATCAATAACAGTCAGAACATCAATGATGGCTTCCGTGACCAGATGCTGGCGTCCCAGGTACAGGGTATTCAGAGCGCTGTTACTTCCGGATTTGGCGATGTACAGACTGCATTGTGCGGTGGCTTCGCCGGAGTGACCGCAGCCGTAAACGGCGCACAGAACGGTATCACCATGCAGATGATGAATAACCAGATGGCCGACATGAACCGGTCTTTTGAATTACAGTCCCAGCTGGCACAGTGCTGCTGCGATAACCGGGCAGCTACCGCGGACCTGAAATATACTGTGGCTACGGAAGCATGCGCAAATCGTTCCGCTATCTCTGACGGTGCGCGGGATATCATTGCTGCGCAGAACGCAGGAACCCAGCGTATCCTTGACCAGATGTGCCAGGATAAAATCGATGCGAAGAATGAGACTATCGCACAGTTGCGTCAGGAATTGATGTTTGCCCGTGGGCAGGCGTCTCAGGATGTGCAGACCGCAGCGATTCAGGCAGGCCAGCGCAACCTTGCGAATGAAATAGAGCAGTATGTACTGCCGACTCCGCGCCCGGCGTATATCGTAGCTAACCCTAATTGCTGCAACAATGGTTGCGGATACAATAACGGCTGCGGTTGCAATTAACGGAGGAGGTGGCTATCATGGCTGAATACTCCGCAAACGCATTACAGGTAGTAAATCCGGGCGAAACCGTCATCTTTACGGCTTCCCCGGCGCCGTGTGAGCGTGGCCTTGTACGGTGGAGAGAGGAAACAGGTAACTTCCTACTGCGTGGATATGTGCCCAACGGTTGCGGGTGCTGCTGCAGACGCAGACAATCCGCAAACTATCTTGTTAAATTTGGCGCGAACGTAGCAGTACCGGAAGGCGAGACGCCAGGGCCTATCTCCCTGGCGATTACGATTGACGGGGCGACTATCCCGGCAAGCACCATGGAAGTGACGCCGGCCGCGGTGGACGAATACTTTAACGTATCCCGCGCGATTAATGCGCAAATTTGGAAAGGCTGCTGCGAGACGGTATCGGTGCGCAACACCAGCGATATACCTATCAATGTGGTCAATGCCAATATCATTATCAGCCGCCCGGATCTGGCGGTAACACGCTGAACGAAGGGAGGGCTAATAAATGGATACGCAAAAAATTATGCAGGTCGTAGATGAAGGCCTGGAACACATGGCCGGCGAAATGAAACGTTTAAACGCTAAACAGGGCTGGTCCATGTCCGATATGGAATTGTACGGCAAGATGCTGGAACACATGGAAAAAGCCGTCTGCATCAAGCAGATGCAGGAAGAAGGCTACTCCGTCCGTTCCGGACGTCGTGGATATTCCGGCGAAGGATATTCCCAGGGCCGGCCCTATAATGACGGCCGCAGCTATGACGACGGGTACTCCGAACAGATGCGGGGTGCCAACGGGCAGTACCGTTCCGGGGATGACGGATATTCCCACCACAGTATTGAGGACCGGATGATCGCCAATCTGGAAGAGATGGCTGGCCGGGCTGGCAATAACCAGTACGAACAGCAGAAAATCCAGCAGGGCCTTGACGCGCTGCGTCGAATTTTTAACTGACAGCGAGGGGGAAGGGCGCCTGCTCTTCCCTCTTTTTTTGATAAATTCCGGAGAAAGTATAGAATTCTTGATTCGTTATGAAACAAGTATTCCATACTTTTTCCGGATAAAATCAAGGAAAGGGGAAAAAGATGGTTATAACCGACGTTAACCAGGTCGTGTATCAGGGAGACGGGGCGACGACTGCGTTCCCGTTTACCTTCCGGATTATTGACGCAACAGACATCAAACTACTGCTGATTGATGCGGATGGCGCAGAAATAGATATCACGTCCGATTATTTTGTAGATACTGTCAACAACACAGTACATTATCCCGGCTATGCTCCAGGCGCTGAACCGCCGGAAGCAGACCGGCCTGCGCCGGTACAAACAGGGCAGCGGCTGGTAGTGTACCGAGAGCTGCCTATCACGCAGGAAAAGGACTTGGGCGATAAGTGGCCGTTTTTTGTGATTGAGCTGGCGCTGGATAAGCTGACCATGATATTGCAGCAAATCTATGGCTGGTGGAATAGGGCGTTTAAAATTTCGGAAGGCACGGCTGCGTCAAAACCGGATTTTGATTTGACTGTGCCTATCGAGGCCGGCAAGACGTTCCGGGTTAAGGAAGACGGTACAGGCTTTGAAATTACTGATGATCCAAAGGCCGCAAGAGAGGCTGCGGAAGCTGCACAGGAAGCGGCAGAACGTGCGCAAGGCATCGCAGAAAATGCCAGAGATGATGCAGAGGCGGCAGCTGCACAGACAAAACTGCAGGCCGTGTGGTTTGACGATGGGACCGAATTACGAACAACAGACATACCGGTTGGAATGACTGCTGGAACTAAAGGATATTTCGCGGCAAACGATGGTGGAAATGCGGTTTATATCATTCGTGCTAAAAGACAAGAAGATGTGGATGATGGTGGGTCTATTATCTTTTTGGAAAACGGAAATGTAGCAGAACTGATTACAGACGGAACAGTGAATGTCAAACAGTTTGGTGCTGTGGGTGATGGGGTAACGGATGATACTGCTGCGTTCAGGGCTTCCATCAATAGTGGATATAATGTTTATGTTCCCAAAGGACACTATATCCTTACCGAAGAAATTGAAAACACCACAGGATTGACAATGTATGGTGATGGTGACGAAAGCATTCTTGATTATGGTGATTCGTTGCCAAGTGGGAGAGGTTTGACAATTAGTGGTAGTTTGACTGAATTGCCGAACATTTCTGATGCAAGCAAAGGTGATACTACAGTAACATTTGCTTCTGCACATGGATTGTCTGTTGGTGATGTTTTCTGTATTTATAATCCAACTGATTACTCATGGAGTGGATGGCGGGCATATTACAAAGCAGGTGAATGGTGTCAAGTTAATGCCGTCAACGGCAATACAGTTACTGTGTCCAATCCGTTGTATGATTCCTATTTGGGTGCAGATGTAGAAGTTTGGAAGATGAATAGTGTGCCTGTTGATTTGCATGATTTTCGCATTATTGGCACATCTACTTTTGGTTTATTAAAGGTAGTTATGGTCAAAAAATTTTCCATCTCCAATATCTCATCGAATCTCGAAAAATATGATTGTGTATATATTGACAGATGTTATGAAGGTGTAATATCCAATTTACATTTGCACAATTTGGGAACGAACGACAATGACTATGGTTTAATCATTGGTAACAGCCAGCGAATTACTGTCATTGGTGGTTACTATTATGCAAGAAGGCATGGAATCGCTACTGGTGGTACTGTAGGAACTTGCTGTGTACCGTGCAGACAACTTTATTTTAATAATGTGATTTTTGACAATGACCATTCTTTGAAAATCATATCCAATGGATTACATGGCAATATAGAAGATGCAGTATTTGATAATTGTGTATTCTATAACTCTGTTGGTACAGCAGGACGAGATGTTACCATACAAAACAGCCGAATCATAGGTGTCTCGCAGGTTTCTGTTGTGCATATAGTAGAACCCAATGGTGGAAACCATGTGTTCCAAAATAATGAAATATATACATCGTCTAACACAACGAATTTATTTGGAGAGGGATGGGTACATTTTACCAATCTAAGCGACTCAATTAAAGATAGTAGCATCAATGTCATTTTCAGAAATAACATTTTAAATATTACAAAAAGCGTGAACGACCAAGTTTTCATGTCCGTAATAAACTTGCAAAGTGCTTACACAGGCAAAATCAATCTTGTTATTGATGGCTTGGAACTTATTGGCAATAGTGGTTCAATACGCTTTATTGTAATTGAAAAAGCTAATTCAGCAACAACTGACAACTCTGACCATATCATCGTTGATAACATCAAGGGAAACATTTTAAGTAACTCTTATTTTGTGTACTCAAGTTTATTTTATATGTATACAGTTCCAATGCGTTTGATGAAACAGAACGGAAAAGAGCAAGTAACAATTCCTTCAGGTTCTATGTATGCGGTGGGAAGTTTGACGGATTTAAAAATTGCATATCCGACCAATAAAACACCTGTTGGGTTAGTATCTGCGATAAGTGGTTCGTTCGTTGGTGCATCATTGGTAATAGCAACATTCCATGCCTGTACATTCAACCAAGTTAGAATGACACTCTTTACTCATGATTCGGCAAATGTTTCTGCCGATGTAACCAAAGATGTATCTTGGGAAGTTAGTGTTAATGAGGTGTAAAAAGGAGAACATCATGGATTACGAAAAACAATTCAAAGCAGATTATGAGTATTTAAAAGATTGGTATGAACGGACGCAAAAGGAAAGTGTGGAAGAAAACCCGCCTTGCCCGTCTGATCTGTTAGAATACCAGCTGGACATCATATATAACCTGTTGAAGATTATGGAGACGAGGGCGGATACACAGGGAATAAAATGAAAGAGATCTTAAAGGAAGTTTTCCAAAAAATAAATTGGTCAAGCACCATTAAATCGGTGACAGACAAAGGTACAGAAAAATTGGTAGCGTCCGCTGTGGGTGCTACCATCCTGGACCTCGGTACTATATTTGCGCTGTTTATCGGTTTGGAATTGGTTGACATCCTTACCCGGTGCATGGCCATGTCAGCATTGCTGTGGAAGAATATGTACGGTGAGGAAATCGTACAGAAAAAGGGTAATCTGCTTAACTATATTAAATGGATCTGGCAGGCCCACAAGTGGAGATACATTGACAGTAGTGCTTTGCGTGACGGGTTTTGGAGTAAGACGATTGTGTATTTCATACTGATATTCGTTGGATTCCTTGGGGATACGATTCTGTCTATCAAGCACATGCCGCAGTTTGTGCTGGTTATATTTTGTGGGATATTGGTATGCACAGAGGTGCTGTCAATATTAGAGAACCTGGACGAGTGCGGCGTATCGTCCGTACATGACATTAAAACGCTGATACAAAAACGTAAAGAACAAATTAAGTAAAGGAGTTTGCTATGGATAATGATGAAGTATTAACTACAGAAGACGCACAGTTAGAAAAAATTATTGATAACTTAAAGTCTGTCAATGTTGGGGGTGACGAGTAATGCCGGAATTAACAACTAAAGATGCACAGTTAGAAAAAATTGTAGCAATGACAGCTTCGATTGGTTTATTAGCACCTGTTGGTGTTGTGCAAGCATTTGCCGGGTCTACTACTCCGGAAGGGTGGTTGCTGTGTGATGGATCTGCCGTATCAAGAACAGACTATGCTGACCTTTATACCGTAATCGGTGACACATACGGAGCAGGAGATGGTTCGACTACTTTCAATCTTCCTAACCTTGTTGACAAATTTATTGAGGGTTCTGCAGCGGCAGGAACAGTAAAGAGTGCAGGTTTACCGAATATTTCGGGTGCAGTATCACCAAGTGTCTTATCCGGCTCGGGTGCTGTTATTGATGTAGGAACAGGGGTTTTTGATACGGGTGGTGAAACAAGTGTTGTCAAAATAGCAGGGAGTACATCGAATTTAAGTTATTTCACTTTAAACTTTAGTGCTTCTCGTTCCAATTCAATCTACGGTAATTCAACCACAGTACAACCACCTGCATTAACTATGCGTTACATCATAAAATACTAATAGGTGTGTTGTTATGAGTTACTTAAAAGAAATACAAATAAACAAAACGGAAAAGCGTGTGTATCTGCTTGACATGGAGTACAACGTGTTTGCTGAATTGCCAATGTCCACTGACTTTTACGAAGGTACGAATGATGAAGGACAACCTCGTGGGAATGCTGCGGATGGTGTGTACCGTGAGACAGTATGGTGTGATATTGATTACCCGGACGAGGATGACTTGAGTGACAGCTTCGGCTATGCATACCTCAATATCGACAGCAGGGGCAGAGCGGCTCATGGGGGCGGGGCAAACCTTGGTCATGACGGAGCAATGGAACCGTTCCAGGAATTGCTACCCACTTATGGGTGTTTTAGAATGTACAATGCGGACGTATGGTGGTTATGCCAACATTGGCGCCGCAGTGTAGCTGCCGGGATAGATCCGGTGGTGCATGTAGTCAGTTAGGAGGGAGGAATATGTACGATGACTTTTTTGACATTAGACTTAAAAACAAAGAAGTTGCTGCTCTTATTCTTGTTGTGCTTATTTTCGTGGTGGTTATATTCGGCCTCGGCTACATGTTCGGCAGCTCCAGCGCCGGAACAGAAAAAGTACACGATAATGGAACAGGAACTGCAGGGGTTGGACAGCAGATTGAACAGGCTGGCACAGATATCCAGCACGCAGCAGACGGAATCCATGAGGCTGAAAAATCAGCTGATAAAATCGGAGCAGGAATTAAAGACGCTAAAGAATCAGCTCAATACATCCAATCAACAGCTAACACAAGCGCAGAACTCATTAGCGAGTGCCAATCAATTCTTGAAGGAATCCGCCGCAGAGGAGCGCAGGACGCGCCGAAAAATTAAGGCCCAGCGGAATACATGGATCGCGATAGCCGGCTGCCTGTTGGTTGCGCTGGTCGTGAAATAGTGGTATAATTAAGCATCATGATAGGGGAACCCGTGAGAACAGTCAGACGTCGCTGCACGGTGACAACTTATCAACGCCCGCACACAATGAGACAGTGTGCGGGTTTTATTTTTTCGTCAAAAAAACGGCAAAAAACGTATGCACGTCTTTAAATGTGTCTATAATGACAAGACTACTAAAAGACAGTAAAAATCTGCATTATACAAGTCTCCGAATATTTCTGTACAATGAAACAGAATTGTGATATGATAATACAAAAGCGCCTCCCGTCCGCACGGTTGGCGCATTTTTGTTTGTCCGTCAAAAGGATTCGTCAAAAATTTATGCAAAAATTTTTTTGATGTCTTCCGCTGCCGCGGCCCGCATGTCGTCAGTATAATGGATATAGGTTTTAATCACTGTGGGAACTGTGTCCCCCAGAAGCGCGGCCACGGTACGGATGTCCACGCCGTGGGCAAGCAGGTTGGAAGCATAGGTGTGGCGCAGGCTGTGGGGCGACAAGCGGTTGTCTATCTTTTTCATGGCCCAGGTAAGGTTGTTTTTTGTGTGCCGCGGATCCACAAAAACTTGACGGGTGATGCTCAAGGGCTGTGTTTTGCGGTAGGCGCGCAGCAAGCCGGCCAGGACCGGCGGGATCGGAACGGTACGGAAGCTGTTCCTTGTTTTCGGTTCCGTAGCCGGTAGGTGCGGGTGCTTGGCGTCGATCTGCTTGTTTACTGTGACGGTCATCCGTTTCAAGTCGATATCGTCCCAGGTAAGCGCCAGCATCTCACCTTTGCGCAGGCCGGTATAGTAAGCAATAGCAGCGGCCAAACGTGCGGCCGGCATTGTACAGATGAGCAGCAATTTTTTAAACTGCTTTTCGGAGAGCGTGATGCGTTCTTCCTTGTCCCGGCGGGCTGATATCTCAATATCCGGTATGGGGTTCCGGGAGATCAGGCCGTAGGGCTTAATCGCTGCACGGAACAGGATATTGAGTTTTGTTTTGTATTGTTTCTGTGTGTCAGGAGCCAGCGACCAGCTGCTGACTATGGTTTGGATGTCGAGAAATGTAATTGACTGCACAGTTTTTTTGGCTACGTCTTTCAGCGCCTTGACAGCGTGGATGTACTGATAAGCGGTCCCTGCCGATATTGATTTTTTATTTTTTACATACACTTCACAAAATTTTTCAAGAGTAATTCCGGCCAGCGCCTGGTCAACAGGGCGGGGCTGGTTTTTTATTTCTTTGAGCAGCTGCGCTTCGTAGGCTTTGGCGTCGGCCTTCTTGGCAAATCCCTGCTTGCTTTTCTGGTGCCATTTGCCGGACGTGTCCTTCCAGCTGACGATAATTTGCCATCCGCTGTCTTTCTGTCGGTAGGTGGTAGTGTGTGTCATGGTATTCTCCTTTCCAACGCGTTATTCATTAAAAATAATTACGATAAACCGAATTGCAAATTCCCTTATTTTTGCAATTTTAGTGGAGATTTGTTGCAAACTCCACAAAATCTGCAATTTTATTGCGCTGACTTTTGCGCTGACTTAATCAAATTGAAATGCGCTCAACTATGCGCTTTTGTCCACTTATTCACATTGACCTTGCGCTGACTTTGCGCTGACTTTTAACTTGCTTGCAACATGATTTTGTAAGCAAGATTGGATCAAGATTGTTGCAAGATTGGATCAAGCTCAAACAATCGTCAAACAATAGAACGTGTTAACCATGCGGTTTTTAGAGCTTGACCGAATTGGCGACAAACGATTTTTTTCCGTGTATAAATCAAGATGGTTGCAAGTTAACTTGCAAGATTAGGAGAAAAAAGTTTGATACACAAAAAGTGCAAAGGCTACAACATATAATAACATTCCTATGTTATTAAACATCATTCCATGCTTGCGCTCAAAACTTGATAACGAGTAGGCAGGTGCGCGTGTGTCTACTCCAAGATTGGCCATAACAAATATGCCGTAGCATAATACTGTAAACCATAAAGGAAAGAACGCCAAAGAGATGAGCGGGAGTAAAGCTATACCCCCGAAAAAACCAACAAAACTGATTACCGAGTGCTGCATTGCAAAGCGTGGATTCTTGTTTGGATTAAAAAACGTGATAATATTGTGGCACACAAAAATAAAAACGATACCTTTTAAAATTTCTAAAATCATAATATAGCCTCCCTAAATTAAACTCCTTTTGACTTCAACCACTCTGCCGATAATTCGGACCGGCAGGGTGGCTATTTCTTTATGTGAGTAAAAATGCGGCGGATAGACCAGCGTGTTGTGACCGATCAGGGTGATGCCGTCGTCGCCAATCTTGACCATCTTACAGGTGGCTTCGTCTCCGTTGACCAGGACGATAGCAATATCTCCGGACTCCACGGTGTCCTGCCTGCGGACGATAACAATATCCCTGTCCAAAATGTACGGAGTCATGCTTTCGCCTTTAATCTTCAGTGCAAAGTATTCGCCTTTACCGGCCAGGGCAGGGGTAATCTCTTCATAGCCTTCTATATTCTCTATGGCCTCCAGCGGGATTCCGGCCGGGACGGATCCATAGATGGGTATGCGGACGCCTTTGACGGGTGCTACACCCAGCAAATAATCAATAGATACTTTGTATATTTCGGCCAATTTCGCTAATGAAACATTGTCAATTTTTGTTTTTTCGTTTTCCCAATATGAGTACGTATTTTGATTCACTCCGAGAATTTTCGCTACTTCTGTTTGCGTCATTCGTGCTGCTTTGCGCGCCTCTTTTAATCTCATATCCCGCACCTCCCTGTATATCAATTATATTGATAATAAATTGAATTATCAATGACGTTAATAAAAATTTGATAAAACTTTGATAAAACGGTTGACTTATCAATGAAAATGATTTAAAATATCATTGTAGTTGATAATCAAAGAGGAGGTGGACACGTTGAATATCAAAAAAATGAGGGAGAAAAAAGACATTACGCAGCAGGAACTGGCAACGGTTTTGGGCGTTAGTCAGTCAACCGTAGCAATGTGGGAGACTAATAATTCTTTACCCCGCACAGAAAAACTACCGGCCATAGCGAAGGCGCTTGGCTGCACGATCGACGAGCTACTGGAGACGGAATAACAGGAGAAACACCATGATGACAAACTGCAAAAACTGCGGCGCCCCGTTGATACGGGAAGGCGGCGTGGCCCGGTGCGAGTATTGCGGCAGCGAGTTTGCGGACGAGCCGGAAAAACGATCTAAATATTATGAGGCATGGTTGAGAGCGGCGCAGGAGTCGCAGACCAGCCGCCTGATGCTGGCAGTAAACGCGACGTTATGTAGGAGGATATGACATGTTAACCGTAATCGTCCCGCCGGGCGTAATTAGCGGCGGCGTAGCATCCGCACAGATGGCATGGTATCTGCGGCGCCATACGGTAACGCCGCAGGACTGGCTGGCAGTGTTGGTAATGGTAGTAGTTATCGTAGCTGTGGTGTTATGGATGTGTAAGCATTGGTATTAAGGAGGCAGAGCATGTTAGAGAAAAAAGAACTGCTGAAGCTGGCAGATAAATACGAAGCACTACATCAAAAGAACTATGAAATGTTCCAGCAATGCGGTGAGCATAAATACCTGCGGGTCAGCGAACGGTATGAGGACATGGCAGACGCGTTCCTTATGGCAGCAAATGTTGCAGACATTAAACAAAAATATCATTCGTTGAGCGCAAACGTATCGCAATATGCTGCAGAAGGCGACAAGGCGCTTTACCACGACAATGTAGATGACATGAAGCAGGTGTTGCGAAACATCGTTTCAGTGGCGGAAATGAGTTGCGGTTACTGGAGCGCCTACAAGGACATGAAAAAGAATCTGTAAGGAGGAATAAATGCAGACGGTAATCACTTTAACGGAGCTGGCCGAGCGCTGGGGCAAGTCGCTGAACAGCATCCGGGACATGGAAGCGGAAGGCACGCTGCACCGGCTGCCTAAAATGCCGGGACGCAGCTACAGCATGGCGGAGGTGTACCAGCTGGAGAGTATCGGACCGGCCGCCAAGGGAATGACGGCATGGGAGCGCAGGCAGAAGGACGAGGAGATCGCAGGACTGCGCGAAGAGGTTACGCAGCTGCGGCAACGGCTGGCAAGTATTATGGTGGTCGCTCAGGGAGGCGCGCTATGATCCGCTGCGTGTACTGTGACAGGGTGGAGACAAAACAGATTCGACACAAAACATTTTTTCATTGCCGGGAATGCCCGGATAAATTATGGGTAAAGTTACCTGTGGGGCATCCGCGCTGGTGCCCAAAAGCAAGGGAGGTGAGACAATGCACAGATACAATTACTACCTGCAGATCGCGTTGCTGAAGGCGCTGTACTACAGCTGCCAGACGACGGCAGAGTGGGACAGGGACAGCGAGACGTATATCGCGGCGCTGGAAGAGATGAGAGGCAAACAGCGCTGGCTGCGTAACGTGAACCGGGTGAAGAAGGAGGTATGGCTGAAATGACTATGAGATTATGGATTACATTCTGGGTGGTTGTCTATCTGGCGCTGGATGCGCTGGATGCAATGGCGGACAGGTTCGGCCGGCTGCTGGACGAGGAATGGTTCGCCGGGGCCGTGGCGACGGTCAACGTGTTCCTGCTGCTGCGGGTGCTAGGGGTGTGGTGATGGCGCTTAACAGGGAACAGAGGCGGGAAGCCAAGAAAGAGATGCAGAAGATCCAGAAGATGGAGCCTGCCAAGTTTGCAGTGTGGCTGGCAGCGTATCAGAAGGCCAGCTATGAGGACGGCTTTGGCGACGGGGTAGAATCCAATACGTTAGCGGTGATGCGCTACTTACACGATGAGTTTGGGTTTGGCAATACACGGTTCCAGCGTCTGATAGAACATGCCAGGAAGGATGTGGAGGCCATGCGCGAAGGATACATTACGCCGAAGGAAGTCAAGGACGGTCTGGCGGCGGAAGGCGTTACCTGTCTGAAGCAGATGCAAATGAAATGCGAACCGGATCCGCTCCGGGAATGGGTGCCGGTAGAGGTTACACTGCCGCCGGATGAAGAAAAGGTGCTGTGCTGCACCATGAACAAGAAGGGCGCAAAAAACCTGGTGCTGGGATATTACGCGGACGGCATGTGGCGCGTTGGAATGAACAGCAACGTAATAGCATGGCGGATGCTGCCGCCGGTGTATGAGGACAAAAGCCATGTGGAAGATTGATGCAGAAGATGTACTGGCTGGCGGGCTGGCCGCGCTGATCATCATCGTGGCCGTGGAAATGCTTTGCTGGGCTATTACTGGAGAGTACATAGGGAGGTGAGAGGATGGTAACAATTAAACACTGCCCGGCGTCGCAGGGCTATTGCGAGTATGAGTACAGCTGCCAGCACTGCCAGAAAGTGACGGCCTGCCTACACCAGACGCAGCGGAAGCACCAGACCAAAAGCGGTAACGGCAGCTGCTTCCAGTGCCAGCACTTGCGGCCGGTGACAATGGGAGTCGAGTGCAAAAAAAAGAACCGCTGACGTTGGCGCATCAGCGGTTAGAACAAGAGATTTTATATGAGATTAACTAATTATACCACACGGCCTGCCGACAATGCAAGGCGCAGCCGAGCAGAAGAAGTAAAACTATCACAGGCGCAGGCCGTGTTTCTGGAGGCAGAGGATGATAAAAAATAACGGATATGAATATAGCGCGGTTGTCAACATTAAAGCAAGAATCAAATTCAATGCCCATAACGAGGACGAGGCGCAGGAAAAATTGCAGGAGTTTATGGACGACTTGGGATATTCCGAAGACTGTAAGATAGAGCGCTGGTGGTGGGACAAGCTGGAACGAGGCGACAAGGCGCTGGATATAACGGAGGACGAATAATGGCAAAGTTAGTAATGACTGTAGAAGAAATGAAAGACCGGCAGGCGTGGCTGAAGCTGCGCAACAGTGGCCTGGGTGGAAGTGACGCGTCCGTTATTTTGGGAATCAATCCCTGGAAGAGTGCCCTGGCGTTGTGGGCGGAAAAGACCGGGGAGCTGGAACCAGAGGATCTGTCCGGGAACCAGCGGGTGTACTGGGGCCAGAAGAACGAGGCGAACATTGCCGAGTGGTTTTCAGAGCAGACGGGAAAGAAGGTAATCCGGCGTGGCATGATGCGGAGCTGTGAGCATCCGTGGATGCTGGCCAGCGTGGACCGTGAAGTGGTAGGTGAGAAGGCCGGGCTTGAAATCAAGACGGCCGGCGTGGACCAGGCAAAGAAATGGCAGGAGGACGAAGTGCCGGACGCATACTACCTGCAGTGCCAGTGGTACATGGGTGTCACAGGATACGACCGCTGGTACATTGCGGTGCTGATCGGCGGCAACGAGGCAAAGTGGAAGGTAATCGAACGTAACCAGAAACAGATTGACGTGCTGATTCAGGAGGGCGAGAAGTTTTGGGATATGGTACAGAGCAAGACGCCGCCGGCCCCGGACGGAAGCAAGAGCGCAGGGGAGACTATCGCTGCCATGCATCCGGGCGGACGGACCGAGACGCTGGAGCTGAAGCAGCCGGAGATCATTGTTGCGTATGAACGTATGCAGCATTTTGCTGAGGCAGAGAAGGCGGCCAAGGAAGCGAAGGAACAGTACAAGCAGCAGATCCAGACGGCCATGGGTGACTTTGAGGTGGCGGAAATTTCCGGCAACAAAATTACCTGGAAGACGCAGGCAGGAAAGACAACGATTGACACGAAGGCATTAAAGAAAGATTTGCCGGATGTGTTTGAAAAGTATAAAAAGGTCGGCAAACCTACAAGAGTTTTTAAGGCGTGAAAAAGTATATGGGATTCACAAATCAGTTGCAGAATTTTAAAGGGACAGACGAATACTACACACCACGGCACGCAGTAGAAATACTGCTGCCGTACATCCCGGAACACAGCAAGATCTGGTGCCCATTCGACAAGGAGTTTAGCCAGTATGTGCAAGTGTTCACTACGGGGGGGCATGAAGTGGTCTATAGCCACATAGACAACGGCCAGGACTTTTTCCGGTATGAACCGGATCAGGAATACGATTTCATCATTTCAAATCCGCCATACAGTAAAAAGGATGCAGTGATCAAAAGACTGTATGAGCTGGGTAAGCCGTGGGCTATGTTTGTGAATCCGAACGGTATCTTTGATTCGCGGGAGCGTTTTAATTTCTCTAGTCGTTTTGGCGTCCAGCTTTTGATACCAAGAGGACGGACGAAGTTTATGAGGTATGGGACAGATTTATGTACGTCCCCGCCATTTCTGACGGTATATGTGTGCTGGCGGTTTCTGCCAGAGACAATCATGTTTGAACAGGATGAGAAACAAATAAATTTATTTTAGGAGGAATGAAAAATGGCAAAGACAAATAGCAAAGCAGTTATCGGCGCAACAAACAATGCACCGGCGGCAACGGTAGAACAGGCAGCGAAGCGGACGGTCGGAGGACTGCTACAGGCCATGCTTGACAGCGAGAATCTGCGCAGCCGTTTCCAGGAGCTGTTGGGCGCGCGCATGCCGCAGTTCATGGGGAGCATTATCAGCATGGTGAATGAAGATCCGTATTTGAAAGAGGCGTTTTTCAATGCGCCTATGACGGTGCTGCAGTCGGCCATGAAGGCGGCCAGCTATAACCTGCCTATTGATAAGTCATTAGGTTTTGCGTATGTAGTTCCGTTTTGGAATAGCAAGACCGGCAAACGGGAAGCGCAGTTTATTTTAGGCTATCGCGGGATGATCCAGCTGGCGAACCGGACCGGGGCTTATGAGCGGCTGAACGTTGTGGACGTCCGGCAGGGCGAGCTGAAAAGGTTTGACCGGCTGACCGAGGACGTGGATATCGAATGGATCGCGGACGAAACAGAACGGGAAAAATTGCCGGTGGTAGGGTACTTGGGATACTTCCGGTTAGTAAACGGGTATGAAAAGAAAATCTATATGAGCGTCGGCCAGATTGACGCACACGAAAAGAAGTTCCGGAAGGGCAAGGCCGGAAGCAAGCGGCCGGCTATCTGGGAAGATAACTATGACGGGATGGCCTGCAAGACGGTACTGCGGCGCCTGATCGGTAAGTGGGGCTTGATGAGTATCGACTATCAGAAGGCTGACACGGCGACCATCAAGATCGCCCAGGACATTGCGACCGGCACCGTGGACGATGAGCTGACGATCGATATGGAACAGCCTGCGCCTATTCCGGAAAAGACAGCGACGACACAGCAGCCGGCGGCCCAGACTGTGGCAGCGGAACCGGAAGCGGTGGGCATGTTTGGCCCAGAGGTTCCGAAGGATGAGATGGTAGATTTCTAAATAATACAAGCCGGGGCTGCATAGCGGTCCCGGCTATATGAGGTTATGGAGGACTACGGAATGAAGGACACGCCGGAGAACAGAGTGAAGGAAAGCATCAAGCGCATACTGAAACAGGACGGCTGGTATGTGCAATCGAACCCGCAATTTGGTCCGTATGTGGTGCCGGGCCGCCCGGACATGGAAGCATACAAGGACGGGAAGGTTATCCTGATAGAGTGCAAGGCGCCCGGCGGGAAGCAGAGCAATGCACAGAAGATTTATCAGGCCGTTGTATCTAACTATGCGCCGTATATCCTGGCGTATTCCGTGGACGATATCAAGCCGTATTTGACGCGGCTGCAGAGTTTATTTTAGGAGGTGGCACAATGGCATTAAAGTCTATAGTGCTGCTTTATGAATTTGAGGAAGTGTTTTCAGAATTGGAAACAGACGAAGATCGCAGCAAAATGATCATGGCAATTTTTGCATATAAAAAGCGGGGAGAGGAACCGGAGTTTACAGGGCTTTTGCGTTTCGCCTGGCGTACACACATCAAACCTAAACTGGATGAGATGAGCGCAAACTATCAGGCAAAATGTGACAAGCTGCGTGCAAATGTACAAAAGCGCTGGAAAAATAAAGACAATGTACAAACGAATACAAATGTATCTGATGTTGTACAAACGAATACAAATGTAGACGATAAGGATAAGGATAAGGATAAAGAAAAGGATAAGGATAAAAGCAGCCGCGCGCGCGCGAAGCAAACCCCAATCCCTGTAGTGGTTAACGAAAATGACGATACGCTCCGTGAGGCTGTGCGGTTTTATACCGACCATATCAGTGCCTTATACGCTGACGGTATCGGAAAAGTAAAGCTGCTTTTATCGCAATATGGGATGGCGGAGTTTAAACGGGCTGTTACGTTGATGGCCAAGCGTGGCGGGCGAAGTCTGAACTATCTAGAGAAGATACTGCAGGATCCGCATGAGGATACCGGGCAGCTGGAGGAGGCGACTATTCGTGCAGTACTCAAATGACACAGTGGCTATCATAGACACGTTGTATGCTGCGTACCATAAACAGGACAAACAGGGGAAAGACGTCTATGTGGCTATGTTGGAGGATATTCCGTCGGAGCTGCTGAGAAAGACTGTAAAAAAAATCATACTTGAGCAGACGTTCCTGCCGTCTATTGCGGAGATCCGAGCGGCGGCCATGTCGCTGCTGGCAACAGTGGATCCATCCCGTAAGGTAAAGACCTGGCAGGAGGCCCAGCAGGAAATTTTGGCAGGCATTTGCCGGACGTGGTATTGTGGATGCTTGGGCGAAATTCCAATGGATCATCCGGATTTCGGCAAACCATGCGAGCCGATGTGGAGCACGCCGGAGATTAAAGCTGCTGTGGATGCCTACGGCTTTAAAAACTTCCAGACGGTGGACGCGGAAAATATGCCGACGGTCTGGGCGCAGCTGCGACGGCTGTATGAGCAGGCCTGCCAAAGCAAGGCGGAGGATCAAACAAACAGGTACGTGATCGGGCAGGACGTTGACAAGCTGCAGCAAGCTGTGGGGCAGGTAGTGCTGGCGCTGCCGGATATGAGGAGTGAGGAATGAGTGTACAGGTAATAGCCCTGGGGAGGCATGAACAGCAAGCCGGTTGTGAGGAAAAACTCATAGCAAAAACCTGTGCCAAATGCGGAGCGCCTTTGCGATCTAACAAATGCGAATACTGCGGCACGGAATACAGGATGAGCGACGACGAAGGGGATGGGAATAATGGGAAAATACAAAAAGCCGGATTTAGGAACTGATTATAGCGGAATAGAAACGATTAAAAAATATGTAAAAGAAATGCAAGCTGACTATGAACACAGCGTTATCGAAGATATTTTAGGGTATGTGTTATGGATTTTGGACGATTACAAAAAGATGAAACAGGGCGATGGAACGAACTTCTCACGCATAACAAAAACTCCTGAAGCATTGGCAGAGTTTGTCAGCAAAGCAGAAGCAACATATGAAAGATGTTGTAACGACGGTGTACGTTGCGATTTTTGCGAATGTCAATGGTGTTGCGTAGCAGGAAGAAGCGAACTTATTGAGTGGCTAAAACAGGAGAGTGATACAAAATGAAAATAGGAACTACGAAAGAATATAACAATCTGCTTAATGCCGCTTGCGAGATGGAAAGTGTTGTCCGTTTTTATAAAGGAACGGACGAATTGTGCCGTCGGAAAGTTTTAGAAGCAGCGCTGGAATTAGACGATGCGGTTATGAGGTGGGATAAAAGCATAGACGCAATGGAGAGTGATACAGAATGATGCTGAATGACAAGAACCAGAGCATGTGCTGGAAATGCCTGGCAAAATATGGGATCCAGTCTCAGCTGGTCAAATTGATGGAAGAGTGTTCCGAGCTGCAGAAGGCTACCTGCAAGATGATTATCTCCGAGCATACCAGCAATGCATCAGATAATTTTCTGGAGGAGCTGGTGGATACCATCGTTATGTGCCAGCAGATGGTTCTTTTGTACCGCTTGCCCGGGAGAACCATCAATGAGATGGCCGCTGCGAAGTTAGAGAGGGCATTGGAGGCCGGCGATGAACATTGACTTCATTCTGGTCATCGGTATGCTGATCGGATTCTGGTCAGCCGTGATTTTTGTTGTAAGGCGGTGATTCTAATTGAGCGTGCTTTCAAGGAAGCAAATAAAATTTTTAGACAAATTGTTTTTTGATGCTGCGCCGCTGCAGCAGGCTGTCAGCGAGCTGCGGAGTGAGGCGGTAGCCAATGCGGAACAGTCTGCAGATCCAACGGCCAGGCAGGCTGTGGCCGGTATCGCAGAGCTGCCGGAGGCCATGGGATACAAACGGCCGGAAGCGTGGCTGCAGGTGGTGGAGCTGACCTGGGCACGCTATAACAGTGAGACGGCTAAGGGCAAGGTCATGCGTCGCCGTTACATCCGGCGGGAAAGCGCGGAGACCAGCTGCATACATGAGCATATATCCGCCGGCACATACTGGAACTGGCGGGAAGATTTTCTGATCTATGCGGCTATAATGGCGGCGCGCGAAAGATTGTTGTGAAAAAACTATAAGAGTAATACAGTAAAAAAATGTGATATATTGGTATTGACAAGGATCGACCTTAACGGGCCGGTCCTTTTTTCATGGGCGTCTTTAAGCGGACAACGCCAGCCGGGTATGAAGAGACCTCCTCCCGGTGTCCGCTGCGCCCGCCAGTGGTGATGATATGGAACATAGCAGAAAATACAGGACAATAGCAAACAGGTTGCTGCGCACTTTGGATGAATTTGCTGAAATAAAAGATTCCGGAGTTAGGATCGCGTATCTTTCCAGCGATGAACCTAAGAAAAAAGACAGACGTGCGATTTTTGCAGAGTGCTGCAAGGTAGATAAAAAATATTTCTGGTGCTGTCCGTATGACTTTTTTATCGTGGTGTACGAGCCGCATGTGATTGACTTTACGGAAAATCAAATTGAAATACTGATACGGCATGAGCTGCATCACGTTGGTATTGATTACACCGGAGACCAGATTAAGTTTTATATCGTGCCACATGACGTCGAAGAATTTTGGGATATTATACGGGACCATGGTTTACATTGGAGTGAGATAAATGCCGCGGGGGAGCAATCCTAAAAGCAGGGAAAATTTAAAAAAGGGAAAGCCATTTAACGAGGAAACGGCGAGGAAAGCCAACAAAAAGTCCCGTGAAAATGCAGCTGCTATAAAACCGCTGCGGGAGCTGCTAAAAGAACAATGTTCCGAAGAGGACCGGCGGCAGATGAATGAAAATCTTATCCGCATGGCAAAGCATAATATCCGGGCGTATGAATTGCTGATGAAAGCGCTGGGCGAAGATCCGGGGCAAAAGGTAGAAGTTTCAGGGAACGCTGGCGGCCCGCTTAACATCCGCTGGATGAACAGCCCGGACGAGAAGGTGGGCGGCAATGGCTGATATCGTGATCCCATACTATCCCCGGCCGATCTGGCGGGACGTGATTCATCCGGCGCTGGAGAAGAAAAACCGGGCCGTGCTGGTGTGCCATCGGCGCTTTGGGAAAAGCGTCGGCTGTATTAACGAGTTGATCAAAAAAGCGCTGGAAAACAAAAAGCGCGCGCCGCAGTACTGCTACCTGGGACCGTTCCGGAACCAGGCCAAGTTGATCGCCTGGGAGTATCTGAAGTATTATTCCCGGGCCATACCTGGCGTGAAGGTAAATGAATCAGACCTTTTCGTGGAGTTCCCCTCTATGCATCCGGGAAGCCCAGGCGCCAAGATCATGATTGTCGGCGCGGATAAACCGGACCGGCTGCGAGGCATTTATCTTGACGGCTGTGTCCTGGACGAATATGCCCAGGTCAAGCAGAACGTGTACGGCGAGATCATTGTCCCGGCGCTTACGGACCGCAACGGATTTGCGTATTTTATTGGGACGCCGAAGGGACAAAATCAGTTTTACGACCGCTACCTAAAGGCATTAAAAGATGACAGGTACTTTGTCTGCTGCTATCGGGCGGACGAAACAAACGTGCTGACGGCAGAACAGATCGACGGCATGAAAAAAGAAATGACCGATATCGAGATCCGGCAGGAGCTGCTGTGTGATTTTTCCGCCAGCGCGTCCAACGTGGTGATACCGATAGACGTCGTGACGGAAGCGGCAGCGCGGAGCATACGGCCGGACCAGGTACAGGGTCTGCCGTCGTACCTGACTGTGGACGTGGCCAGGTATGGTGACGATAACAGCTATATCACGTTTCGGCAGGGGCTGTGGATGGATCAGCAAATCAAGCTGCACGGCCTGAACACTATGGAGCTGGCCAGCTGTGTGGCCAACCAATACTGGAAGCGCCGGCCTGACATCCTGATCATAGACGGCGGGGCCATGGGTCCTGGCGTCATAGACCGGCTGCGGCAGATGGGGATCCCGGTAACGGAGATTAACTTCCAGCAGCGGGCTGTCAATTCGGATCGCTACGCAAATATCCGGGCAGAAATGTATTTCAACGCGCTGGAGTGGCTGCAGCAGGGCGGGTGCATACCGAACGATCCTGACCTAAAGCAGCAGCTGACAGTGACGGAATACAAGTTTACCAGCGCAGGAAAAATTATCCTGCAACCAAAGGAAGAGATCAAAGAGTTAACAGGTTGTTCCCCGGACGCGGCAGACAGCGCCTGCCTGACGTTCGCGGTTCCAATACAAAAGACTGCCGGACGCAGGACGGTGGCCAAGGCTAATACAGAATACTATTTCGAGTGAGGAGTGAAAAACATGTGTGGAAATCCTTTTAAGAGTTCAAGCGCACCAAAAATCGAACAGGTAGCACCGGCACCGACAGCCGTGCAGACGCAGGACGTGGACACGACCGGAAATGACGGCGACAAGCAGCGCAGGCGTCGCGGCTATGCGGCTACCCGTGTAGCGGATGATCGCGCGGTGCTGACCGACAATGCTACCGGAAAACGCAATACGCTGGGGTGATGAAATGACAGAGCGGGAAACGATTTTGACCAGGGCGCCGACCAGTGATACCAGACCGGCGGACCTGCAGGTGACAAAAGATGTTCTGCCGGACAAGCGCAAGATCCTGCAGCGAGTGAAGCAGCTGGAAGAGAATCGGCAGCAGTGGGAGAACCAGTGGAAAGATATCCGTGACTACCAGCTGCCTTTTGTGGGGAGTTTTAACGACACGGCTGATACCACTAATCCCGGACGACGCCGTGACCTGCATATTGCGCAGGGCGTGGCGTGGGCTTCCGCGCAGATCTTTGCTGCCGGTATCATGAGCGGCCTGACGCCGCCGTCCCGCCAGTGGTTTAAATTCCAATTTTCCAACGCGGAATTAAACGAGGACGTGCAGGCCGGACGCGTGCTGGATGAGCGGCAGGAGATCATGCAAAGCGTCCTGTCACAGAGCAATTTCTATAACGCCATCCATAGCAGCTACTTCGAGCTGCCATTCGGACAGGCGCCGCTGGCTGTGTTCCCGGATATCCGCAAGGGCGTCCGGTTCCAGCCGCAAAGCGTTGGCACGTACTACATTGACGTGGACGGCGATGGGCGAGTGAACACCTTCCTGCGGAAATATCCCATGAAACTGCAGCAGATCATTGACCAGTTTGGAACGGATGCGCTGCCACGCAGGGAGCAGGAGCGGCTGAAAGCGGGCAGCGTACCGGACAACCAGACACGCTATGTATGGTGGCTGGTGATGCCGAACACCAACGCGGTCCCCGGGAAGCTGGGGCGGCTAAACATGCCGTATATCAGCATGTACTGGATGAACGGCAGCAGTAACGACGAGTGGCTGTACATTGGCGGCTGTGAAGAATTCCCTGTACCTACAGGCCGGTACATGACCAACGCCAACAACCCGTATGGGTACGGCCCCGGCTGGTATGCCATGGGCGACGCAAAGATGCTGCAGATTATGAAGAAAGACTATTTAACTGCGGTTGAATTAGGCGTCAAACCGCCGCTGACAGTGACCAGCGGCGTGATGGCCGAAGGAGTAAACCTTATTCCCGGCGGCGTGACCAAGCTGGCAAATCCGAATGACAAGGTACAGCAGCTGTTTAATGTTGGCCTGGACATGGCTCACCTGGCGGAAGAAATCATCCGGACAGAGGACGCTATCAAGCGGGCCTACAGTGCGGACCTGTTCCTTATGCTGGACAGTATCACGACAGGGCAGATGACGGCGAGGGAAATCGTTGAGCGCCAGCAGGAAAAGCTGCAGCAGCTGGGGCCGGTCGTTGAACGGCTGCAGGAAGAATACCTGACGCCAATACTGGAGCGGACGTACAACATACTTGACCGTGGCAATGTGTTCCCGCCGGTTCCGCCGGAGCTGGCAGATACGCTGGCGACAGAGGACGTCAAAATCGAGTACATCAGCCCATTGGCCCAGGCGCAGAAGATGAGCGGCCTGGTTAACATTGAGCAGGCAATCTCTTTCGTGATGCAGATGGCGCAGGCATGGCCTGACGCGATCAAAGCCGTGGATCCGCTGGGAGCCGTGGCTAAATATATGGACCTGCTGGGCGCGCCTGCCAAGATGCGGCGCAGCGAGGAAGATATCCAGCAGATGATACAGCAGGAACAGCAGGCCATGCAGCAGGCACAGCAGGAACAGCAGGCTGCACAGATGGCACAGGCGCTGCCGGGCATTACCCAGGCGGCGAAGAACGCAACAGAGGCGGCCAACGACGGCAACCCGGCGCTGGCTGACTGGTTAGGCATGAGCGGGGTGGTATGATGGGCAAACGCTACGTCAGCTACACCGGAGACGATAACAACAGGGCCGCACAGCAAAAGCTGATGCAGGCGGCGATCAGTGGGAAGGACCAGGCGGCGCTGGAATGGTTGCTGGGCAACAGTAACGGCCGCTGGTTCCTGGCCCGGCTGATGCAGAACGAAGGACTGACGGCAGGGAGTTTCACCGGGAATTCTGCGACGTTCTATAACGAAGGCAGGCGTGAAGTGGCCGTCGGAATCTATCAGTCCATTAAGACGCAGCTGGGGCTGCGTGGAATAAAACTGCTCCACCAGGCGCAGGAAGAATTGATGGAATATCAAGAGAAAGTCGAACGGCTTTCCGAACAGAAGGAGGACATTGCAGATGGATAACAATGCAACACCGGCAGCTGCCAACGATAACACGAATGTGCAGACCGGAGCGGACAACACACAGCAGACCACACCGGCAGGCGACCAGCAAACGGCAGACGCAAACCAGACGCCGGGTACTATGCTGGGCGGCAACCCGCAGCAACAGCAGGAACCGGCACCTGCGGCAGGCGCACCAGAAGCGTACGACTTTGCGGGCACCATCCCGGAAGGCGTGGAAGTGGACGAGGCGCTGACGAAGGGCTTTTCCGAAGTGGCCAAAGGGATGAACCTCACCAACGAGCAGGCAAACCAGATGGCGGCTTTTGGCTTCCAGTACGGCCAGCAGGTAGCGGACGCAGTACGGAACCAGTACAACGCGGAAGTAACGCGCTGGGGCGAAGAAGCAAAGCAGCAGCTGGGCGCTGACTTTGAAAAGGTTATGTCAACGGCTGGCGCGGGGCTGGAGGCCGTGGAAAAAGTTGTTCCCAATATCCGCCAGGCGCTTAACGAGACAGGCGC